AGATGGCAGTTGTAGGTATAGTATCTGCCTTCAATAAAGGTCTGTCTGGCGGTGGGTTTGGGCCCTTAGTTACTGGCGGTCAAATGATTTTGGGAAACAAAGAAAAGAATTCTATCGGTGTAACCACACTAGCTGAAGGGCCCATATGCATTGCAGGCTTTTTAACTTACTGGTATTTTAAAGGAATTCAAGATTGGAATCTTGTGTTTGCATTACTCGTGGGGGCAGTTCTCGCTGCACCGATCGGGGCGTTGACAACCAAAAAAACTGAGAAGAACCTGAAGAAACTAGTAGGCGTCTTATTAGTCGTTTTAGGATCGCTCACCTTGCTAAAAATATACGGGATTATTGACATCCCGATTTCGATGTAAAATATAAATGAAAAAATTCTCAATAGTAATCCCTACATATAATCACTGTGATGATTTCTTAAAACCGTGCGTAGAGTCAGTATTAAAATACAGTGATATCTCCGAGATTGAAATCATCATTGTTGCTAACGGGTGCGTTGACAATACTAAAGAATTCTTAGCAGAATTAACTAGTAGATTTGAATACATGGGTTTATCAGACCATCTTAAAACAGTATGGTCTGATAAAGCTTTGGGTTATTCCGGTGCTAATAATGCCGGTATCAAAGAGGCAACTACTGATTACATCATATTGTTAAACAACGACACTGTTCTGATGCCTCAAAATAAGCATGACTGGTTAAAGTTGTTGTATACACCATTCTGGAAGGAACCTACTTGCGGGGTAACATGTGTCGTAAAGAGTCGATCAGATCCAGCAAATTGTGACTTTGCAATTTTCTTCTGCGTAATGATACATAGAAAAGTCTTTGAAAAGATTGGGTTGCTAAACGAAGAATATGGTCCTGGTGGCGGTGAAGATACTGAATTCTGTGTTGAAGCTGAACGAGCAGGGTATAAAGTATTAGAATGCATGGACAAAAAGTGGTCTAATGAAGCTGGTATGTTTGTGGGATCTTTCCCGATATACCACAAAGGAGAAGGTACTGTTCATGATAATAAATTAGTACCAAACTGGGATGATGTTTTCACTAAGAACTCTGTCAGGTTAGCTAAGAAATACAATCCTGATTGGTTAGTTGAAAATGGTTATTTAGAATACTTACAACAAAAAGAGGTTACTGCTACTGAAATTATTGATGTAAACAAGAAGGGCAAAGACCCATCTATTGATCTAGCTTGGCTCGATGAAATCAACCATGAGATTTTTAAAGAAGTAATTTTGGATAATTGCTATCACGTTGACCATGAACTAATCAAAGATAAAAATGTCATTGATGTAGGTGCAAATGTGGGCATGTTCTCGTTGCTTGCAAGTTATTATGATGCAAAGAAAGTTGTTGCAATCGAACCTATTCAGAAAACAATGGATAGTCTAGTAAAAAACATTCTACGCTTGGGCAGTAAGAATGTGATTACGATGAAACGTGTGGTCGGAGCAAAAACAGGTGATTTAGTTAATATTAGCTTGAAAGACAATGACGGCCATAACAGCGCATACAATGTGTCAGACCAGTTTGAGACAGTCGAATCTATTTCATTGACCGATGTTCTAAGCTATGTAGAAGGTGATGATATTTTCTTAAAACTAGATTGCGAAGGGTCTGAATATGACATACTGTTGAATGCGACCCCTCAGGATATGGCTAGGATTTCTTGCGTGGCTATGGAAGTTCATTCTGACATGCATCCTGTGTATAAAGGATCAAAGATATTAGAGAATCGTTTAGAGAAATTTGGATTCACTAAAACCAAAGATTTGCCTTTATTTTCATGGCAACTCGATTCTAATGGCAACCCATTCAACTACAGGAGAATTCCTTTTGGTATTCAAATTTGGAGAAAGTGATCCATGGTTAAGTATAGTTTGATCATTGCAACATATAATCATTGTAATGATTTGTTAATCCCTTGCATCGAAAGCTACAGAAAATACACAGACATGTCTCAATTTGAGATTATTGTCGTTGCCAATGGTTGCACAGATAATACAAAAGAATGGTGTTTGCAACAGGATGACATTACTTTATTGTGGTATGATCAACCAATGGGTTATACGAAAGCAGCCAATGCAGGGATGAAGGTTGCAATCGGTGATTATATTATCTTTAGCAATAATGATGTTGAGTTACTACCGCAACCTATAAATTATTGGTTGAATAAATGCGAACAGCCGTTTATCGATGATCCTACTGTAGGGGTTACTGGTGCATTAGCTAAGTATGAACCTGAGCTAGATTTTACGTTCATCATAGGTTGGAATATGATGATCAGTAGAAAACTTGTTGATACTATAGGGTACATGGATGAAATCTTTAGTCCAGGATCTCAAGAAGACTTAGACTACTGTATTAGAGCAGATAGAGCAGGATTTAAGGTCGTAGAGGTAGGAGACCTTCGTTGGGATGAACAAGCTCAAACTAATACTGGAACTTTCCCAATCTGGCACAAAGATAATCAAACGTTTGGTAATGTTGACGGGTATAAGGAAATATTCTGGAGAAATATGGATATCATTAAGCAAAAGCATTTTTCAGGAAAGAAACAACTACCTGACACCGTGCTATGTTCGATTACAACTAGGGGAAGATATCACACGACATTGCCATTAGCGTTAGAAGCAGTATTGGCTCAAACTAAAAAGCCTGATCATATAATTATATTCGATGATAACGATCAGCCGGTAGATTTACGAGACAATATCATATATAAGTTTTTGTTTAGTGTAGCTGAAAGAAAGAATATCACATTAGAAGTTATATTCGGTAAGAAAAAAGGTCCGCATCACAACCATCAGATAGCAAATAAGAATAAATGGAAATGGGTTTGGCGTGTAGACGATGATTGTATCCCTGAACCAAATGTGTTGGAAAATTTATTGAAATATGTAGGCGATGACATTGGTGGTATAGGTGGTACTATATCAACGCCTCCCCATACTAAGGACACATTTGACAGTACAGGAAAAATCGAAAACATTGATACTGAAACGAATGTGCAATGGAAAAATCATAAAACCGTTGTTGAAGTAGATCACTTACATTGCTCATTTTTATATAGGGCAAACACAGTTGATTACAATTTAGATTTGTCTAGGGTTGGTCATAGGGAAGAAACACTGTTCACATATGAACTTAAATTAGCTGGGTATAAGAATATTGTTATACCCGATACCGTAACATGGCATATGAGATATGACAACGGTGGTATACGAGAAACCGACAAATACAAAAAAGAATTATTCGACCACGATGAAATCATTTTCAAAAACAGACTAAAACTTGAATATACAACTGTCGTGGTTCTTGATTGTGGGATGGGTGATCATATAGTGTTTAAACGTGTGTTGCCTGATATTAAGAACCCTATAATTTTTAGTTGTTATCCTGAAATTATTCCCGGTAGACCCATCGCTGAAGCCGAAATGCTTTACGGTGATTTAGATTCGTTCAATGTATATAGACAAATGGACAACTGGAATTGGACTGGTACGTTAGAAGATGCTTTTAGAAAAATGTACGTGAAATGATTATCATTGCACCGTTCGCTAAACCAATAAATAAACCTCATCCTAAAAATTACCCATATTGGAAAGAAGTTATCGCTGGTCTATCAAATGAACATATAATACAAGTGGGAGTTGCAGGTGAAGAACAATTAGTTACTGACTTTAGGCGAAACCTATCTTTGCAACAATTAAAAGAATTAGTTCTACAGTGTAGAACATGGGTTTCAGTTGATAGTTTTTTTCAACACTTTTGCTGGGACATAGGTAAACCCGGAGTCGTTATATTCGGACCGTCTGATCCTAAAATATTCGGTCATCCTGAGAATATTAATTTGCTCAAAGACAGAAAATACCTGCGCGAGAAACAATTCTGGTTATGGGAGCAATGTGAGTACAACCAAGACGCATTTGTGGATCCTGAAATTGTGATAAATACAGTAAAGAATTTTAAACTCAATGGCGGGAGAAAAATAAATGGGGATCGTCTATAATCAGAATGTTCCTTTAGAATCGTTGGAATTGTGCTTAGATGTCGGGAACCCCAAATCATATTCAGGCAGCGGCTCGTCATGGACTGATTTGAAGTCAGGTAATGTTTTTTCAGGTGCCAATTACTCAACATCCCAATGGGCTAATGATATATTGGGGTTAACTATTTGTACAGTAGTAGAGAAGACTGGCAATCTCGTTGGTTACGCAACACACCCGATTAACAAATGGAATGGCGGAACAGGTAATGCATCTTTTGTTCTTTATCATTTTGGCTCTACTGGTGGTGAGGGTAATTTCAATTTTTATTACACAGCAGGCACGACTTGGACCGGACAGTTTGTCACCACCCTATCCGTAGGACAAAAAGCCCATATGGTTTTTCAGTGGAATAACAATAC